GGAGCTTTCCGATTCCTTTTCTGGGCTCACTGTAATTTCCAACTGGATCCACGTTCGATCCCGCTTCGCCTAGGTGAAATGGTCCGCACTTTTTGCTAGGTTGGAGGGTGGATGGCCGCAAAAATTCGCAGGTCACTTGGGCAAGTCAAGCTCGCGATGGTGGGCTCAGCAGCCCTAGTTGCGAAAAAGTTGCATAGATCTCCCGGGGTTGTGCGCTCGTGGCAGACCGGCGAGAGGAATCCGCAGGATCGCACGCGCCAAGAGATCCGCGAGAAATTCCCAGACATTTCGACCGCGGACTGGGACACGCCAGCTGGGCGCCTCGGCCCGAGTGCGAGTCGGACGCCAGAGGGTGAGGATGGGCCCGCCGTCGAAATCCCCGAGGGGGCTGATCCGGAGGCTCTCGCCCGTGCTCAGCTGACCATGATCGAGCGGGACCTTCGGACGCTCCGGGACTTCCAGACGGAGAACGGCGCGAGTGTAGTTGAGATCTCACGGATCCACCAACGGCTGGCTGGAGCTCAAGTGCAGCTTAGCCGGATCGTTGGCGGGCAGCTGACTGAGCGGGCGGTTCTCATGTCGGCGCCCTTCCGTCGAATCGTCGAGCGGCTCGTGACCGCCCTTGAACCGTGGCCGGATGCGTTGCGCGCCGCGGCTGCCGCGCTGGAGTCCGACAGTGATCCGCAAGCGTGAGGACGGGTGCAGCTGGCACACTGCCAGCGTGAAACAGATCCTACCGGAGAACCGGGCGACGCTCATCCGCGCGGCCAAACGCGGGGATGCGGCGGCCGTCCGCTCGCTTGTCGAGGGGCATCTGTGGTTAGTCGAGCATGTCGGCCGCGTGCGGAAGATCCGCTACTCGCCCGACGTTTGGCAAGCCGGCGCGCTGGGCTTGTACGCAGCACTTGAGAAATTCGATCCGGACCGTGGGCTCGCGTTCGATACCTACGCCCTCTGGCAGGTGTACGCGGCGATGAGCTCAACGCGGCGCAAGCTTCGTCGCCGCGGACTGACGGGCGGTCGGAAGTGCGACCCGATCCGAGCGTATTTCACGGCCGCCATTCCGGACTGCGAGGACAGGGGGGCGAACCCAGCGCGGGCTGCCATGCGTGCAGAGTCAGGTCGGCAAGTGCGCGCAGCGCTGGCACGCTTGCGGCCCGCTGAGCGTCGAGCGCTGGCGTTGCGCTTCGGCCTCGACAACGGGCGGGAGTTACCGCTGCGAGACGCAAGCCGAGTCATGGGGATCACTCTGATCGCGTATCGTGCGCTCCTGTCCCGGGCGCTGAAACGTGCCGGCTTGTGCCTACAAGGGGAGCTCAATGCCTAGTCACCAAGACTCGATCGGGTCGTACCTAGCTCGGCAATTCCGCAAGCGTGCGGACGCGGTCGCCCCCGAGACCACGGATCTCGATCGGGTTCGCGGTTACAAGAACGACCCGATCGGATTCTGCCGCGACGTGCTCGGCTTCGAGCCTTGGAGTAAGCAGGCCGACTGGCTCCGAGCGGTCACTACGCACAAGCGGATCGCAGTAGCCAGCGGACACAAGACCGGTAAGTCGCGCGGACTCGCTGCGCTCGCCTGGTGGTTTTACTGCACGCACCCCGGCGCGCGAGTCGTGATCACGAGCGTAACCGATCGGCAGGTCAATGGGATCGTGTGGCGGGAGATCCGCCGGCTCGCACGTAGCTCGAAGATCCCACTTCCCGGTGCAGCAGGGATGAACCTCCGAGCGCAGTCGGGGATCGAGGATCCATCGTTCGACTTCGCCGAGATCAAAGGCTACACGGCCCGCGAAGTGGAGGCGATCGCAGGCACGTCCGGGCCCGCAATCCTCTATCTGGTAGACGAGGCGAGCGGGGTCTCCCCCGAGATCTTCGAAGCAATCGAGGGGAACCGCGCGGCCGGCAATGCGTGGCTGGTGATGATCTCCAACCCGACGCGAGCGGAGGGGGAATTTTACGACTCGTTCCACTCGAAGCGAGATCTCTACGCTACCTTCCGGATCGACTCGCGCGATTCCCCCAACATAACCGGCGAGTGCTACGACTTGTGGGGCTGCGAGATGCCGGGCCTTGCCGTGTCAAGCTGGGTCGAGGAGAAGGCGCGCGAATGGGGCGAAGATTCGGCCATGTTCAAGATCCGCGTGGCCGGGCTCTTCTCAGTTGCGGAGGACGCCAAGATCTTCCCGTCCGGCTTGCTCATCGAAGCGCAGAGCCGATGGGAGACAGCGGACGACTCGGGACGCCTGTTCATCGGTATTGACCCGGCGGGCCCCGGTGACGGCGGCGATGAATCAGCTTTCGTACCTCGCCGCGGTAAGAAGGCTTTATGGCCACGTACAAAGGTGGGCCTTTCCGCCGAGGCGCACGTAGCCGAGGCGCTGGACCTCATACACGAACACCGAGAGCCGATCGACAATGACGAGCCTCCGATCGCGGTGTTGGATATTGAGGGGCCCATCGGTGCGCGTGCGCTGTCCGCGTTTCGTGAGCACGCCGATCGACGCCCTCGCGACTTCGAAATCGCGGCTGTACGTGCCAGTGATCGCGCCGTACGCAGCCCGCACTTGTACGATCGCATGCGGGATGAGCTATGGGCAAACGGGCGGGAGTGGCTCCGGGATGGGGGTGCCCTCCCCGAGCACGGCAAGCTCGCTGGAGATCTGCACGCTGCCGAGTTCAAGTCGAACCTCGCTGGCCGCTTGAAGGTTACCCCCAAGCGGGACTTGCGGAAGCTACTCGGCCGCTCGCCGGATGTTGGGGATGCCTTCCTATTGTCCTGTTGGGAGCCCCTCAGCTTGCGCTTGAAAATGGAGGCTGCGCACCGCGCCCCGGCGGCAAGCGTCTACGAGGAGGCCGCCCGGGTGACGATGGATCCCTACGCGGCTGTCGATGTGTGGGGTACGCCGTCCGAGGATTGAGGGGATCTGCACGCTACGGTAGGGGCTATACTACCGGCGAATGAGCGTCCGGACCAATCTTGCCGCAGCGATGCGCGCACTGCTCGGCGTACCGATCTATGACGGCAAGTCTCCGCTTGCAGCCGCGGGTGGGTACGACCTGAACGATCCGGTAGTCGAGCGCGCTCGGGAGCTTCGAGGCGGAAGCCTCACGCAGCTACGCCCATCGCAGACGCGGTGGTTCGAAGCCGATCTAGAGTCGGCACAGATCCAGGCCGATAACGGGCGCCTGCAAATGGTCGGCCAGTTGTGCAAGGCCATGCAGGGAGACGGTCTGATCTCGGGCCTATTGTCCACGCGGACAAGCGGGCTGATCGCGTTGCCCCGCCACTTCGTGGGCAAGCACGCGATCGTCGCGGCCCTTGAGGAGCGCTCGGGATCGCGTACGGTATGGGATGAGATGTGTCCCCCTGCCGAGCTGGCCGCGCTCGCTGGCGATGGGATCCAGGCCGGTGCTGGAGTCGGTGAGCTGATCCCCGTCGCCAACCGACCCCATCCCGTACTCGTTCGCTACGAGCCCGAGCACCTGGAATATCGCCAATACGAAAACCAGTGGTACCTGAACACCCTCTCCGGCCCGATCCGCGTGAACCCGGGCGATGGGCGCTGGGTACTGCACGTTCCGGGCGGCAAGGTTGCGCCGTGGAATCAAGGGGCGTGGAAGGCTCTCGGTCGTGCATACGTGGACAAGACGCACGCTCGCTTGCACCGCGCCAACTACTCGGGGAAGCTCGCGAACCCAGCACGGATCGCCAAGACACCCGCGGCGGCCACCGAGACTCAGCGGTGGGGTTTCGTCCAGCGTTTGCTCGCCTGGGGGATCAACACAGTAGTCGAGCTCCCGCCCGGGTACGAAGCGACCCTACTCGAGTCGAACGGCCGCGGGTGGGAAGTGTTCTCACGGCAGGTTGAGGACGCGAATCTCGAGATCATGATCCGTTTGGCGGGTCAGGTAGTCACGGTCACCGGCGGCACCGGCTTTGCCAATGCCGACATCCACAAGACGATCCGTTCGGACCTGATCAAGCAGACGGCCGACGATCTCGCGTATACGTGCAACACTCAGATCCTCCCGACTTGGAGTTGGCTGACTCAGGGGCAGGACCAGCGCGCGATCGATGAGTCACCGCTGATCGGCTGGCATACGGATCCTCCGGAGGACAGGAAGACCGAGTCCGACGTCATGAAGGGGCTAGCCGATGGCATGCGCGAGCTTGCGGAGTCTCTGCGCGCGTACGGACTCGATCTTGACGTTGAGGAAGTTGCACGACGCTTCGGGATCCCGACGGTGGAGATCAAGGATAGCCACTCATTGCCGACTGACTTGGATCGGGTAGCGAAGGCCGCGGACATGGCGCAAGCCAACGGGCTCCGAGTTACCCAAGATCGGGTGACCGAGATCCTGACAGCGGTCGGCCTCAAGACAGAGGCTCTTCCAGCGGCTGCCGGTAAGAAGGTGCGCCTCGATCTGGCGCCAACCGACTTGGCTAGGGTGGTCCGAGCGGATGAGGCGAGACTCTCGCAAGGACTCGACCCGCTGGGGGATGAGAGGGGCGACCTGATGATCAGTGAGATCGGGCAGCTGTCAGACGGACCCGACGAGCCTAGCGAGCTCGGCGAAGGAGAATCGAGCAATGCCGAACCCAAGTGAAACCGGCTCCGCACTGGACGTGAGCTCCCCCCTCATGATGGCCTTTGCTCCGACGGGGCAATTGTTGGCGCTTGACCCCAAGGCATTTGGGGCGGAGTTTGCAACGCTGCGCGGGGAGCTCGCGATCGAGCGGATGGGGAGTGCGGCGGTCGTCCGCATCTCGGGGCCCTTGATCTTGGACCCTGACGGATGGTTCGTCTCGTACGGCCAAGTAATCGAGGCTATGCGCGCCGCGCTTGCGAGTGACGCGGAAGTGGCTGTCATGTGGCTCTCGTCCCCCGGTGGGGTAGTCGTGGGCGCCGCGGACACTGCGCGGGCCCTTCGGCAACTCGCGACCGTGGCGGGCAAGCCGCTCATTGCCTACACCCAAGACAAGGCCAATTCCGCGGCGTATGTGCTCGCTTCGGCGGCTGACGAAATCTGGGCAAGCGAGGCGGCCGAGCTCGGGTCGGTGGGCGTTATCTATCCACACACTGAGTTCTCGAAGGCCCAACTGGCCATGGGGGAGACCTGGACCCTGATTACGTCCGGGGCACGCAAAGCCGACGGGAACCCAGCGATCCCGCTGAGCGAGGCCGCTCGCGAGGCGATCCAGTATAAGACGGATCTGTCGGCGCGGCAGCTAGCCCAAGCCGTAGCTGAGGGGCGTCCGGACCTGGACACCGCCTCGATCCTGGCGTTGGAGGCCGCTACTTTCCTCGGGCCTGACGCGGTTGCTCAAAAGCTCGCCGATCGAATAGGTACGATCGAAGAACTCACTGGGGTAGCCGGTGGGGCTATACTACGTGCGTCTACGGCTGAGGACCAGCCACCGGAGGATCGAGATATGCCCGGATCGAAAGCAAGCACACCCGCCCCGCTCGCCGGAGACGACAGCGTGCGAGAGGCCTTGCGCAAGGCCGCCGAAGGCGACGGCGACGAGGCCGCAAAGGCCAAGCGTGCGCTGAAAGCGTACGATGGCGAGGAGGACGACAAGTCCGAGGAAGAGGGGAAGGGCAAGGCCGAGTCCAGTGAGGGCGAGGAGAAGCCCGAAGGTGAGGGTGCAACCTGCAGCCCGGAGCGCAGCGGCGAGGACTCCGAAGACGAGAAGCCCAAGGCTTCGACGGATACCGCAGTAGCTCTCGCTCTCGCCAGCGTGTCAGCTACAGCGCGAGCTGAGAAGGCCGAGCGCGAGCTGGCTCTCGAGCGCGCGAGCAAGCTACCCCCCGAGATCCGGGAGGCGCTGGCGGATGCTCCACTCACTACGATCAACCGCGTGGCGGCCGCGTTCAAGGTGCCGGAAGCCCCCACGCCGAAGGTGCCCCTCACTTCGCAGGTTCCCGACGTCAAGCCGACTCCGACCAAGGGAGCTGGCGGCAGTGTCGGAGGCCGTCCCATCAACTCCCTGTCCGCGCGTATGGGCCTAGTCGGTACGAAGCGCGGCCACGTCCGAGACGATCTGTCCCTGACTCTCGGCGCTACCCTTGACGACAACGGAGAGCGGATCTCATGACTGCATTGGCTGACCAGAGGCTGAGCAAATATCGCCGATTCTCGGTGATCAAGCTCCCGGCTACGGCCGGCGAGACTTTTTTCAAGGGGGCGCTAGCGTGCTTCGACACGAGCACGCACCTCGTCGCCAAGGGGCAAGTGAGCGCGACCCTCCTTCCGATCGGTAAAGTGGTGCGCAATACCACGGTCCCGGCCGGTGGTGGGTACGTCGAAGTCGAGCTTCCCTACGAGGTGTCAGCGCTCTACTTCGTCAACAACGGGTCCGTGACCGCGGCCTCACACCTGCTCGGGCTGGCCTACATCCTGGACGACCAGACAGTGGCCGAGAGCGACGATAGCAACGCCCGATCGGTTGCTGGTCGGATCTGGGAAGTCCACGCGACCAAGGGTGTGCTGGTAGAGCTCGCCACCCAACGTGCGCGCACGAATTCCGGCCTCGACGTCTGATAGGAGATTCGATCGATGACCCTGCTTCCCCAGTTCCTGATGGATCTCGAAACGAACATGTCGATCCTTGCGGCCGACGGATTCGATCAGATCAACAACAACCTCTGGTACCAGGCGATCACCCGCGAGATGCCCACGAGCAAGCGCAAAGAGCGCTTGATCTGGCTCTTGAACACAGCCGGGATCGAATACACCAACTCCACCGGAGCGGATCACACTTTCGACGAGCTGGTGAGCCTAACCGCCGAGTGGACCGTGGACGGCGCTGGGAAGGGGCTCGAGTTGCTCTCGTACCAGCTGGAGGACACGGACGGCGACGGGATCGACCAGGCTACGCACTGGTCCCGAGGGATTGGTGAGTACGCCGCATACTGGCCGCAGAAGCAGTCGGTCGTTGCTCTGCTTGCCGGAACGAGCGAGCTCGGGTACGATGGTAAGGCGTTCTTCGCGACCGACCATCCGCTGAACCCATTCGACACAGCGGCGGGCACCTATTCGAACCTCATCTCGGCGAAGCCGATCGACACGACGAACGCAACCTACTTCGAAACGGCAGTCTCGAACCTCAACGACGTTCTGAACGCGATCCGCGCGGTCAAGATGCCGAACGGCGAGGACCCCCGCCAGTTGCGGGGTGTGCAGCTGCTCGTTCCGCCGGCCCTGTCGCTGCGCGCGGTCCAGCTCGCCGGCGCGAAATTCATGGCCGCGGCGAGTGGAGCCAACTCCGGCGGCACGGTCGATCTCGAGCCGGTGATCAGCAACTGGGGAATGAAGCCTCCGATCATCGCCGACGAGCTCGGTGCAGCCTTCGGCGGTTCGGACACGAGCTACTACGTGATCGTGGACTCGATTCTCAAGTCGCAGATGGGCGGCCTCATCTACCTGAACCGTGAGCCGTTCAAGATCCTATTCCACGGCCCCATGACGGACGCCGAGCTCGCTCGAAAGAAGCGCTTCCAGTGGCTCGTGGATGGCCGCAATGCCATGGCCTACGGGCACCCCTACTCGATCTTCAAGGTCAACGCGACCTGAGAGGAGCGCGAGCAAATGGACAAGATCATTACTCTCGACGCTCCCCAGGACGAAGAGCTCAGCCCCGAGCCCCTGCTTTGCTCCCTGAAGGTGATCCGCATGGCCGGCGGAGGCGTCGCAGTCCGAGCGGTCACGGATACCACGGCTGTCGAGGAAGTGAGCGCGGAGACTGATGAGGACGGCGACGAAATCACAGTCACGTGCTCCGAGGCACTCATGGCGGACGTGATCGCGGCCGCCGGCTCGTGGACGATCAACGGCGACGATGCCACGGTCGCGAGCTCAGCGATCAGCGGGTCCACGATCGTTCTCACCCTCTCGGGTGCAATCGAGAACGGCGACGAAATCACTCTGGACTACACCAAACCGGCAACGAACGGCTACCGCGACCTGTACGGCAACGCTCTCGCGACCTTCACCGGCTTGGAGTGCACGAACAACGTGCCGGCCTGATGAGGGAGGCCGACGGTGGCCTACCTCACTCCCGCCCAGTTGAAGGCTCGGACGCTCGCCCCCTCGGCCTTCGTGGACGCGGTGGAAGCAGCTGAGCCGGGCTGGACCGCGCAGGCGCTCGACACGGCCAGTGCGTGGGTGGATTCCCGCTTGCGCAAGCGATACGCGGCTCCGTTCTCCGCGCCATACCCCGAGACCGTTTGCGGATGGGTGGAGGCGATCGTCACGGAGCGGGTGTATCTCAAGCGGGGGATTGATGCGACGGATGCGCAACTAGAACGGATCCAAGCGCTCGCGGATCAAGCGCGGGATGAGATCAAGGAAGCGGCCGACAGTAAGGACGGGCTTTTCGATCTCCCCTTGCGCGCAGACACGACCGAGGACGGGATCTCGAAAGGGACCCCGCTCGGCTACAGTGAGGCGAGTCCGTACACGTGGACCGACAATCAGCGGTCGGACGCGGACTACGATCCGATCCGGTGACCCATGGCAGACGGCGAGGCGAAGATCGCGGACTGGATCTCTCGCTTGCGGAAGATCCAAGGTGCGGAGGCTCGCGTAGTCGCGCGCGCCGGCCCTCGCGTGCTGGCTTGGCTCAAACAGCAAGCGGCCGCCGGACTCTCTCCAAATGGGACCGCGTGGAAGCTCACAGCGAAGGGAGAAATCCCCAAGCTCGGGCGCGTGCTCCTACTCAAGACGGCACGCAACACGATCACGATCACGCTCGGAGGCAAGTCCTACCTCCACCACGCGGGGATCGCTCGCGGCCGGATCTCTCGGAAGGTGCTCCCAGGGATCGGAAACACGCCCGAACCGATCCAGGAGATCCTTCGAGAGGAAACCCTGGCCGAGCTCCGACGTACCTTGAAGGGATGATCCATCATGGCCACCTACCTCGCGCTCCCGCTACTCTACACGGCTACCGTTGCGGCTTTCGCAGCCGAGGATGACTGGGACGATGTGGCCTTCGCCTTCGGGTGGAGGGAGACTGCACGCCAGAATGCCGGCGTCCGTCGGATCGTCTACACGCCAGGGAACCGAGGCGGGGGGCTCGGCAAGCTCCAGCCACCCCGCGAGATCGGCGGCCACCCTGAGAGGCACCTACAGGATCTTGCCGAGCTTTTCACAGTCACCCTGACGGCTGGGCTAGACGTGACCTTGACGGATGAGCTGGCCGCGTACAAAGCCACCCGAGAGCTGTTCGATCACTGGTGGGCTACGAGCCGGGTTCTCGTGACCACGAACCTCGCGATTATCGATTCTCGCTGGATTACTGAGCGAGCAAACGAGGTCCGGCGAGGCGCAACGATCGAGTGCGTTGGGGCTATACTATCACCGATCCCAGACGCCCAGAAGGGCACGGCCCCGGTGGACACTGAGGCGCAAATCGCGACGCAACTCAGCGAGACAGCCTCCGCAACGATGTTCATCGAGCCCGATTGAGTGAGTAGGAGCTACGAGCATGAGTCAACCAAGCCTCACCTTTTCCGAGACCGACGGCGCTCTTGGCGTGCTCCCGGCCGGTGCCAAGCCCCTTGCAATCATCGGTCCAGCCGCGACCGGGACCGCGAACACCCCCGCCGCGTACGCACGCAAGCAGGATGTGATCACGCTCGGAACTCGGGGCCCGGCTGTCGAAGCGGCGTGCAAGCATATCGGCGAGCGGAATCGTCCGATCGTGCTCACTCTCACCGGCGCAACCGTGGACGGCACCTACCCTGCCGGGTCTACTACCGTTCAGACCGGGACCGGGACGTCGGTTATTACGGTGGACGACGTCGGGACTGCACCGGATGACGATTACGAGGTGTACCTGCTCGTAGTCACCGGCGGCACGATCGGCGTGGCTGGGATCACCTTCCAGTATTCGCTGGACGGCGGTCGAACGATGAGCCCCCCGGTTGCTCTGGGGGTGGACACTGAGTACGTGATTCCGGGAACCGGTGGGGTCGAGATCGAATTCGCCGCGGGAACCCTGGTCGCTGGCGATACCTGCTCGTTCTGGTGTGTTGCCCCGTGCTGGAATACGGCCGAGCTCACGGCCGCCCTGACAGCTCTGCAGAACTACGCTGGGGCGTGGGAGCAACTGTGGATCGTGGGCAATCTGGACGCGGCTGCGATCGATGCGGTGGAGACGGCGTTCACTGCCATGATGGCCGCCGGCAAAGAGCGGTCTTGGATGGGCAACGTCCGCATGCCCACGAGCGGCGAGTCGGAGGCGAACTATGCTACGGCCGTTGACGCGATCGTCAGCGCCAAGACGACCACCCACGGAAGCGTGATCGGTGGAGCGTGCGAGTTCCCGTCAGGCGTGGACGGCAAGTTGCTCCGGCGCCCCTTCGCATGGGAGGTGGCGAGCCTGCATGGGGTCCTCTCGGAGGAGGAAGACGCAGCGAACCCGACCGATCGGTTCAAGCTCAATTGCACGATCGCTGATACGCTCGGGAACCCGAAGCACCACGACGAGAGCGTGAACCCGACCCTGGACGACCTGCGAGTGACTTGCGCTCGGACGTGGGAGGACTTCCCAGGCGTCTATACCAACCGGCCGCGTCTGCTCTCTTCGCCATCCAGCGACTACCAGCTAATCCCGCACCGGCGAGTGATGAACCTTGCCAAGACGGCGCTTCGAGCCTTCATGGCGCGTCGGTTGAGCAAGCCCGTCGCGGTGGATCTCACGACTGGCTACATACTCGAGATCGAGGCGTTGGAGATCGAGGCCGGCGCGCACAAGGCGGTGTCGGCCGTGCTTGATACCAAACCCAAGGCGAGCGGCGGCGGGTTCACCGGCGGGCAGTATGTGCAGATCTCGCGCACGGACGACTTGCTCTCCACGCGGACCATGACTGGGACGCTTCGGGTCGTCCCGCTCGCTTACCCGGAGTACATCGAGATCGGCGCCGAGTTCTACAATCCGGCAATGCAGCTCGTCACCACGTAAGAGGATCGGCACATGGCAGATTCAGTCAGGATCAACGGCAACGCTTACAGTTGGGGATCGATCGTTCTCAAGCTGGATGGCGAGCGCTTCGTCGGGGTTAAGGACATCTCGTACGATGACAAGCGAGAGCGAACGTTCGCGCACGGGATGAACAAGTCGCACAAGCCGATCGCGCGGAGCCGCGGCAAATACACGCCGAGCAACTGCAAAGTTACCATGCTCAAGTCTTCGGCGAAGGCGTTCCGCGCCGCGCTCGCGGAGAAGCAGACCGACAAGAAATCGTTCGGGGATACCGAATTCGGGGCTGACGTCATGTTCGACGAGCCCGACGTGGGAGTCGTGCACGATGAGCTTCTGGACTGCGTGATCGTCTCGAATGAAGGTTCGCACTCGGATAGCCCCGATCCCCTGTACGAGACTTTCGAGATCCAACCGATGGGCATTCTCTGGGATGGGAAGAGCCTGTTCAGCAGCACCCCGTGACGGAGCACGGAAAGAAGGGATGAGATCGAATGAGTGAAGCAAGCGATCGACTCGAACGAGCGAAGGCGAGAGCGGCTGCAGCGAAGGCCGCCCTGCGCGTAGACGATCCTGCACAGGTTGAGATCGAAGCGGCCGAGCGAGAGGCTGATCGGCTCGAAGCAATCGCCTTTGGCGAGAAGACCCATGGGAAGCTCGGCGTGGACTTCGGCGTGATTTCGACTCCCCGCGGGGCAGTCGTGGTCAAGCGGCCGAGCGCGGGCGAGTATGCCCGGTATTGCGACTACGGTCCGGAGGGGCTACTCAAGTCGGAGCCCGTCGCCCAGTTCGCCTCCCGGCATGTCTCGAGTCCTGACCTGCGGGCATTCGACGAATGGGCGGACGCTCTGCCGGCCCTGCGCACTTCGGTGGCCACCATGGCCATGCGCCTGGCCCAAGCAGGGATCGAAGACGTCGAGGGAAAATAGCCCAACAGGCTCGAGCGCTCGCTGCGGGCTCGGACCTTGACGAGGCCGGCGCATGCCTAGTCGCAGCCCTCCGCGGCGAGGACGACGGCACCGATCGTGCGTACACTCGCGCTCGGATTGGGGCTATCCTACTGGCGGATGCTGTGATCAACTTGCGCGCGCTCGTACGCGCCCTGTCGAAGTGAGCTGAGATGGCCGATTCTGCTACCTGGGCGATCAACCTGGACGCTGACTCTGCCGCCGCGTCGGGGGCAGAGCTCGCTTCTACGTTGGAGAATCTCGGCTCTGCTGTCGTAGAGGATGTCCAGCGGATCCGGAGCATGAACCAAGCGCTCCGGAATATGCAGCAGGGCGCCGTAGTCGACGTGGGGGCGTTCAAGCAATTACAGGCAACCCTGCAAGAAACGAAGGCGCGGCTTGCGCAGAACCAGCTGGCCTACGTCAAGCTCGGCGGCACCTTCGATCGGGTGAAGCCCAAGAACGCGGATGCGACCCGAGGGCTTGCCGATCTCTCTCAAGCAAGCTCCGTCCTGCCTGGGAGGCTTGGCGCAGTCGCTGGCCGGATGGGGTCCCTGGCGTCCGCTGGGGGCCCTCTAGTGGGCACTGTGGCCGCCCTGGCAGCTGTCAGCCTCGCCGTACATGCAGCCATGCTGGCCGTGGCTGGGGCCGTCGCGAAGGCGTCCGTGAGCCTTGCCCGATATGCTATCGCCAGCGCGGACGCTAGGCGCACTGAGCTACTCCGATTGGAGGGGTTCTCCAAGGCTCGGCGTTGGTGGCGACGGCAAGCGAGCTCGGGCCGCGAGCTACAGGGGGTCCTGGATGGGCTCGCCGAATCGTCGGCCCTCTCCCGAGGCGAGCTGGAAAAGCAGGCAATGAGCCTGCACAACATGCACTTGCGAGGCAAGAACCTACAAGACGCACTTGAGGGGTTGTCGATCGCGCTCTCGGCCGATCCATCCGGGCGCGAGGCCGCCATGTTCAAGTCGCTGGCGATGTACGCCGGCCTGGCAGGCGGGAGCATTCGGAAGCTAACCGAGGATGTACGGGCGCGGCTCGGAGGGATTGCGGAGGCCCGCCTGCTCTCGCTTGACGTTCAGGTCCGCAAGCTACACGAGAACCTCGCTCGTCTATTCATGGGCGTGAACATTGAGGGGGCGCTCAAGTCGCTCAAAAGTGTCCTAGACATTTTCAGCCAGCAGCACGTAGTCGGGCAAGCACTCAAGACGCTTCTTACCGATCTGTTTGCGAGTGTATCGAAGGGGGCCGGACCCGCCGCGTTGATTGTGAAGCGGTTCTTTCAAGGGTTCGTGTTGATGGCTCTGAAGGCCGAGCTGTACGCGATCCGCTTCCAGAAGGCACTCGGCCGCGCCGGGCTGGGCGATTTCATCTCGCAGCTCAAGCTCGGGGAAGTGGCCTTCCGCGCGGGTGGGTTCGCCCTATTCGCGCTGGCGAGTGCCGCTACTGCGATTGGCCTTGCGCTTGCGGGCGCGGCCATCTCGATCGGACTGGTCGGGAACCTGCTTACCAAATTGAAAGCGGTCGTCACCGAGCTGGGAACCCCAGCCCCTTGGGTCAAGGTGGGCACGTCGATCGTGCTCGGCCTAGTCCAGGGACTCCTAGATCCGACCGGGCTCGTAAAGGGGGCCGCGACCAAGCTCGGGCAGACGATCCTCACTGGGCTTCGCAGCGCGATCGAATCCAAGTCCCCGTCGCGTGCGGCGTTTAGGATCGCGTGGACTGTCCCGCAAGGGATCGAGCTCGCTGCGTCCCGAGCGCAAGGAAAGGTCAATCGGGCATTCGCGAAGCTCACTCTTCCGGAGCCACGAGTTGCCGCGAAGATCACAACTTCCACCCTCGGACAGATCCGCGCGTCCGCCCCTGCGAGCGCGCCTACCGCCGACAGACACGCCCCCTCTGGGGGGAAGGTGATCCATGCGCATTTTGGGCCCGGATCTGTGATGCTCAATGGCGAGCCTGCACCGTCCGAGCTACAAGAGTCCGTGCGCCTTGGAGTCGAGCGCGCACTAGAGCTCGCACTTTCGCAAGTCGGAGGATACGACAATGCCGGCTGACATCGTCGCTGCCGCGAACTGGAATCCGTATCGAGACCCGGTCAACACTTTCCACATCGGCAACCCGCTACAGCCCTCGCCTGGGATCGCAACGGTGATCGGGGCAGGCTCGCCGCGTAGTTGGGACGAGCGTAAGGGGTACGGACTCATCGGCGCGACGCTCTGGTACACAGGGCGTAAGCTCTCCAAATTCAAGGTGAGGATCGAGCTCCGTACCGAGGCCGATTGGGACGCATGGGTCGAGTGGCGGAAGCTTCTAAAAGCGCCCAGCTATGGTAGACGCGCAGGCTGGCTGCCCTGCTACCATCCGCTTCTCGCTCCCCTCGAGATCGATCGAGTGGTCGTCCTGGATCGTCCGCAAGAGAATCAGGACGACGAGGGCGTTTGGACCTGTGAAGTGGAATTCCAAGTCTATCGTCGGCCGCGTCTCAGCCTTGCCAAGCCGACTTCCCCGAACGGAGCCGGGAAGCAAATGGACGAGAAGGACTGGGACATTGCGGCCGTGCAGAGTCAGATCGCAGCTGAACGCGCCGGCCTTCCCGACCCCCCGCAGATCGGCGGTCGCCTCGTACCCAAGAGTTTCGCGCCGTGACCGGAGAGCCCTTCTACGCGACGATCAACGACGCCGAGATCGAGCGGTTGGAGCTGCACGTCCCGCAGTGGGGGCCGTGGATCGTCGAAGGGGCCACGACGGATCCACACGAGCTAACCGGATCTGTCTCCCTCGTGATCGGGGATCTCACCCTGCAGGGGACGATCGATGCTAGCAACACCGACACCTTTGGGGAGCGTACGGCATTCCGCGTGCTGGCCGGTGGCGGGGGCTGGGGTAATGTCCTACTCCCCCGCTCGTATTTCAATGACGCGGGCGTGCTCGCGTTCGAAGTCGCGAGCGCAGCCGCCGCGGAAGTGGGGGAGACGCTCGACCGGGACACCTTCACCCCGGAGCGCGAGCGGATCGGATCTGCATACGTGCGTCAAGTCTGCCACGCGAGCCGCGCGTTGGAGGATGCGATCGGTCCGGGCGTGGACTGGTGGGTCGGCTTCGATGGGCTTACCTGTGTGGGGGCCCGCCCCTCGCCCGGGGCCGTGGATCCCGAGCGGGTCGAGGTGCTCGCCTACTCACCCACGGATGGGAAGGTGATCCTCGGGATCGACGATCCGACGGATATAGGGATCGGTTCGGTGATCAGCGAGCGGCTAGACACTCCCCTCACGATCCAAGCGTACACGATCACGATCGAGCGCGACCGAATGCGCGCAGCGGCAGACGTTCGCTTGCAAGCGAGCGCGCGATCCCGCCTCGCTGATCTGCTAGCCGCGCTCGTGGGCAAGCTCACGGATGGGCATCTGCACGGGATCTATCGGTACCGAACAACGCGGATGGTCGGAGATCGGGTCGAGTTGCAATCCGCCGATCCCATCGACGGACTCCCAGACTTGCTGCTCGTGCCTCAGTGGCCTGGCGTGGCCGGTACGCACACGACCCTTGCCGCGGCGTGCGAGGTGCTCGTACAATTCATCGGCGGGGATCGCAAACGTCCGGTAGTGACTAACTACGTCGGCAAGGGTGGAGTCGGCGCCGTCCCCGAGCTCACCGAGATCGCGGGCGGAGGCCGCAAGCTTGGGTTGCAAGGCGATCTTGTCGAGGCGCCCATGCTTGGGATGACAGTCATGTTCGACACAG